CTCAATTTTCGCAGAACCCCAAAAAACGAGATTTTCATAAATAACACGCCATAAACCGGGAAGGGAGCGGAAAAAATTGGAAAGACGTGAAGAACTGCGGAAGTTGGTGCCGCCTTCAATTGCTCCGACTATCTACCCGCTAATCGACGAGATGGTGTTTCTTGAAAGCGAACTAACAAAGCTTAGAGCCTGCCCGATGATTAAGATAGACCCGAACGACTCGACACGGCAGAAAGCGACACCGGCAGCAAAGCTTTATAAAGAGTTTTTACAGCAATACACGAACTGCGTGAAAGTGGTAGCCCATGCCGTCGGGGACGATGGCACGGAAGAAGAAAGCCCGCTCCGCGCATGGATAAAGGCGCAAAATGCTAATAAAAAGTAATACCGTTTGGACGCCTGACAATAGCTTTCTGCTGGAATACCGCGCCCGGATTGAGTGCGGCGAAATCCTTGTAGGGCAAGAGCTGTGGCAAGAGCTTCAAAACCTTTATGAGGATTTCAAAAACGATAGATATTACTATGATACCGATGACGCTTTATTGCGTATCAACTTCATGGAGAATTGTGTGAGGCTCACAAAATCGCCTTTTTACAACAAGCCCATGATTTTGATGTTGTGGCAAAAGGCTTTTTTCGAAACGATTTACAGTTTCAAAATGAGCGAGACAGGGTTCGATAGGTTCAAAAAAATTCTTTTGGAGATAGCCCGAAAGAATACAAAGTCCGAGGGTACTTCTGCTCTGGCTCTTTCTGAGCTTATCGTAGGAAATCCCGGCGCGGATATTGTATGCAGTAGTAACGACGACAACCAAGCGTCAATCACCTACGACGCAATCGACACCATGCGCCAATTAATCGACCCCGACAACCTTGACACAAAGCGCAATCAGCGTTTTATCATAAACAAAGCGAATAATTCCAAAATCTTCAAGCTTTCCCAGCGAACGCGCAACAAGGAAGGCAGAAATATCGACTTTGCTATCCTTGATGAAAGTCACGAAATGACAGAAAATGTCATCGGCAAATCAATAGAGCAATCGCAAAGCCTTAAGGATAACCCGAAATTTATAAACATCACCACTGAGGGGTTTGTGGTTGACGGTTATCTTGACGACGAATTGAAGAAAGCCCGCGCCGTTATTTGGAAAGAGGACACCGGAGCGGCGGCGGAGAGGTTTCTCCCTTGGTTGTACACGCAGGACAGCGAGCAGGAAGTTTGGCAAAACCCGGCGAGTTGGGTAAAATCAAACCCGACGCTCGGCATTGTCAAAAAGTGGGACTATTTACGGGAACAAATCGACTTAGCTAAAAAGTCAAAAGCCGACAGGATTTTCGTATTGGCTAAGGATTTCAACATCAAACAGAATGCTGTTGAAAGCTTCTTGAATCTTGAAGACTACGACTATCAAGCCGTTTATGATTTGGAGGAAATGCGCGGCGCTATTTGCTTAGGCGCTGTGGACTTATCCGAAACAACGGACTTGACAAGCGCAAAAATCTTAATAATGAAACCCGGAGACAAGACGAAATATATACATTCGCGGTACTTCATACCGGCTTCAAAGCTTGAAGACAGCGACGACGCCGGAGAAGGTGCGAAATATAAGGAATGGGCGGAAAAAGGTTTGATAACAATAACAGAGGGTAACGATATAGATTTATCTGTTATCGCTGATTGGTTTTATAGCCTTTATACCGATTACAATATCCGCCTTTGGCGGTGTGGTTACGACCAGCGATTCGCGAAAGACTGGATAACGCGCATGGGTTTTTATGGCTGGCAAAAGTCCGGCGGAGATGATAGCGATTTGATTATGATACAGCAAAACGCGCAGACGCTGACGAATGCAATACGGCTTTTAGAGGCAGACTTAAAAAGCCAAATCATAAATTATAACGAAAATCCGATAGACAAGTGGTGCTATAAAAACTCATGCTTAAAGCTTGATAGCCTTTCGCAATGCCTGATAGTTAAATCAAAACCCAGCAGGCGAATTGATGGGGCTGTTTGCATGGCTATTTTATACGAGGTATACAGAAGATTCCGAACGGAATACAAACAAATTATTGAGGGGGCGGCAAGTTGAAGTGGTTTGACAAGCTATTTAAAAAGGCACCGAAAGACACAAGGTTCGCGCCTTCTTTCGACGCTTATAGCCCTATCTATTCACAGTTTGGCACGAATATATATGCGTCCGACGTTGTACAGCAGGCGCTAAAGTGCATAGTTGATGAAATGAAAAAATTAAATCCTATGCACGTCCGATACAAGGGAACTGACCCGGTACCCGTCAAGAGCACGATTCAAGACGCTTTAAACGAGCCGAACCCGCTAATGACGACTTGTGAGTTCCTTGAAAAGGTTACTTGGTTGTTGCTGCTCAATTATAACGTTTTTATAATCCCCACCTATTGGACGTGGGAGGACGAAGAAACGGACGCAAGCGGAAAGGCTCACAAAGTAGAACGCCGATATTATGAAGCACTTTACCCGATAAACCCGACGCAGGTTGACTTCATAGAGGACGCAAGCGGCAAACTGTTTGTAACGTTCCGTTTTCGGAACGGCTACACTACGACAATAGCCTACGACGATGTTATCCACATCAGATATAATTACAGCGTTTCCCAGTATATGGGCGGTAATGAGATGGGACAGCCGAACAATGAAGCAATTTTGAAAACGCTCGAACTTAATGCCAATCTTTTGAAAGGCATTGCAAAAGCTATGCAAGCGTCATATACCGTCAACGGCGTTATAAAATATAATACTTTGATGGATACCGCTAAGACGGACGCGGCTATAAAAGAGCTTGAAAGAAAGTTAAACGCAAGCGAGAACGGGTTCCTTCCGCTGGACTTGAAAGCGGATTTTACTCCGCTTAAGAGAGAAGCAAAAATCATTGACGCCGATACACTTAAATTTGTTGATGAAAAGATATTAAGACACTGGAAGGTGCCGCTCTGTATCTTGCTCGGAGACTATACTAAAGAACAGTACGAGGCTTATTTCCAATCAGCGCTCGAACCGTTAATTAAGTGCGTTTCGCAGGCGTTCACCAAAAAGCTATTTACGAAACGCGAAAAGGCTTACGGGAACCGAATAGAGTTATATCCGGAAGATTTAATCTTTATGACGATTAGCCAAAAAATCGAAATGGTTAATCTTTTGGCTCCCACCGGTGCAATACTTGAAAACGAAAAGCGCACAATTTTCGGCATGATACCTTTGCCCGAACTGGCTGGCAAGCGTTACATGTCCCTTAACTGGATAGACGCGAACGACGCAAAGCGATATCAAGTCGGGCTGGCTAAGAATAAAAATACGAAAATTGACATAGTTGACGAAGAATCTGAGAGAAGTATAGATCCCTTTGAACACGTCCAATCTTTCATCACAAAGGAGGAATAAAAAATGGCTGTAACTGTAAACGCCACAACCGACTATCGGGGCAAGTCCACCGACACCAAGCCCACCGACGCGGATATAAACGCCCTCTTCCTTGAAGTCGATACGCGGGATTGGTATTACTTTGATACCGATAAGGACTGGCACAAGGTGGGCGACTCCGCTTCAAAAGCTAAGAGCGTTGAAAGCAAGGACGGTGAGGAAAAGTGACGGACGTGTCTTTTATAGCCTTTTGCAAAAAGACTATTGCGGATTATGTCAACGAACATCTTGACAAAACGGACGGCATAACAATAAGCACCGAGAATGTTTTCGCGGTTTGGTATTGTAAAACTTTGCAGAACTGGAAAGCCCTGCTGTCTACGACTTTACCCGATGGGCGTTATTACGAAATAACGTACAACGGAGATAAAAGCGAGGCGTATCTTGATATTTATCAAAAGTGGGAAAATCGCGTTATAAAAGGCGGTGACACATAAATGAATTTTTATGACGTTCTTTTCGCTGAAAAACGGGGCGACAGCCGAAAACCTGACGACATAGAGCTTGCCGGAGTAATGAACAGCTCGTGGTGGTGGTCGGACGGCAATAAATATTTACGCCGCCCCGAAGATGTCAACCGGCACGCATACGGCAGAGCGGCTTTGATGGCAGGGACTTTGGTAGAAGTTCCGGCGGCTACACGGCGTCGGTAACATGGGACAAGAGCAATTTACAGATATCAGGAGAAGCCGTTAACCGTGACGGGAGCAAAAATGAAAACATATTTATAGGCTGGCACGATGAGCCGTATATATGTGATAATACAAACGGCACGGAAAGTATTTTTATAGCATTCATTGCGCGAAAGCCCGATGGCACAGACTTCCTCTCGAACGAGTTACCGACGAAATTAATAGTTACTTATGGCGAATAGGGGGTGTGATAAATGGGCGAATTACTTAAACGCGCAAAGATAAACGACTTTGTGCGGCGCTCTTACAATTTCGAGGTACGCGCCGAAAGCGGTGAGCAGTACGGCATTTTAACAGGGCGCCCGGTTGTCTACAACGAGTGGACGGAGCTGGGGTGCTTCTCCGAAATCATCGAGGCGGGGGCGCTTGACGGCGCTGACTTGACGGACGTGCGCTTCTTAGTCAATCATGATTTATCAAAAATCCCTCTTGCTCGTTCCCGCCGGAATAACATGGGAAAAAATACAATGCAGTTGACACCCGACAGCAGGGGACTTTCCCTTGACTGGGTGAAACTGGATATAAATAACAACGCAGACGCCCGGGCGCTTTATAGCGCTGTTGAACGTCGAGACGTTGACGGAATGTCATTTTGCTTTGTGATTGACGCCGACGCATGGGAAGACATAGACAGCAACCACCCGAAAAGGCACATCACCAAAATAAAGAAAGTTATAGAGGTTTCGGCTGTTACGTTTCCGGCTTATCCGGGAACTGATATATACGTCCAAAACGAGGCGGCGCTGGAAAGCGCCCGGCAAGCGCTGGAAAGCGCCACGCAGTCGAGGGCGTCGGAGGTGGACACCGCCGAACTGTTAGCACTTGAAAAAGCAAAACTTGATTTACTGCTTAGGAGGTAAAGAACTATGAGAGAAAAGATTCTCCGCAAGAAACTGCTTAGATTGCAGGCGAAAAAAAATTCTATTGCCGAACGCGCTAAGGCGTCCACCGACGTCAACGAAGTTAGAGCACTCGGCGAACAGCTTGACGACATAAACGCCGAGATTGACGAAATCAACGACGAGCTCGCCGCGATTAAGTCCGAGAGAGACGAAAAGCCCGAAGGCGAAACCACCGAGGCGCGTACACAGATACCCGCAAACGCTACCCGCGTAAACGGTTCTATTGACGGCGTTACCGTTGGCTCGTTCAATTCGGTTCAGGTAGGCGAAAACAGAGACGGTGAAAACGTCCTTGAATCCAAGGAATACCGCGAAGCGTTCCGCAACCTGTGGACACGCGGCACCCCGATTCCCGCCGAACTCATGAGCCGCGCCCGTGCTTATGTTGCTACTCTTCCCGAGGAGCAGAGAGCAGGCACACCCATAAACACCAGCAACACGGCGGCTGTTATTCCTCTTACAATTATGAAAGAGGTTATAAACAAGATTCGCACTCCGTTCGGGAATATCTACGACAACGTGCGGCGCGTAAGTGTCGCCGGGGCTGTGGAATATCCGATAGGCGAATTTGAAGCCGACTTCAATTGGGTAACAGAAGGCACCGTATCGCCCGAACAGGATATCGGCGCAGTCGGCACCGTTTCGTTTGGCTATTTCGAGGCTGAACTCCGCATTGCTCAGACGTTCCTGTCCGCTCTGCTGTCTATTGACGCATTTGAGGCGGAAATATCCAACGTTATCGCGAGAGCTTATCGCAAGTTCATGGATAACGCGATTGTAAACGGCGACGGCAAGGGCAAGATTACCGGACTTGAAGCAGGCACCACCAAGTCTATCACCATGACAGCCGCCCAGCTTAACGACTGGAGACAGTGGGACAAGCGCTTTTTCGCTGAACTCGTTCCCGGTTATGAAGACGGTAAGTTCATTTTCAGCCGTTCCACCGTTATTAAGTATCTTAAGACTATGGCGGACGCTAATAACCGCCCTCTGTTCTATGAGGCTACCGGCTTGACTGTTGGTGATGGTGACAGAGTAAACGACAGGGGCTTCTTCTTTGGTCGTGAGATTCTTATGACTGTACCCGCTATCGTTAAGGATTTCGACACCATCAGCGCAGGAGAGACTTTCGGCTACTTCTTCCAGCCTGATAATTTCGTTATCAACGAGAATTTCGGCTTCACGGTTGATAGATATTACAACTATGAGCGCCGTAAGTGGATAACCGTTGCAACTGTTGTTGTTGATGGTAAGCCGCTTAACAATACCGGATTCATCAAGCTTGTAAAGGGCTAATTTGAGGAGGCGTGTAAAACATGAACACTGTTGAAGCTTTACGCGCTGTCTATGTCGCACTCGGCGGGGATTCCGCCGATGTTGCGGACATAGTAACAACGCCCGAAATAATTACAATGATAGCCACGATTATTTCGTCCGGCGCAACTGCTGAACTTCCCGCCGTTACAACTTCCGATAACGGTAAGGTGCTTACAGTAGTCAGCGGCGAATGGAAAGCGGCGGCTCTGCCTGATTAATTAAAGGGAGGTATATAAATTATGATTAACTCTAAGAGAATTGTACCCGTTGCGGCTACGTCGCTTCTTGATATTTACGCCGTATATGTCAAGGGACAGATTGAGGCGGCGTCCGGCACTATTGCCAAGCTTTCCACCACTACCTCCGACGGGTCCTTCACTATCGCAAGCGCGTCCGGGAACTATTTCGCCGACGAGCCTGTGAAGTCGCTGGAGATTACCGCCGGAACTTCCGCCGTGATTTACTTTGTTCCCGCTCTTGATTTCAAGGGCTTCACTATCGCGGGTTCG